AAAAGATACAAAGCGTTTTAAAAGATATGTACTGGTACGATAGAAAAGTATATGAAATAATAGAAGAAGGAACGAACATAAGCGAACTATCAAGAAAAAGCAATATCAGTTATTATTCTCTATATAACACTTATAATAAAGTAAAAGAAAAGCTAAAGCAATATATATGATACAGACATTTGATAGGGATTTAGCAAGAGGTAAAAAATATGAGCAGATAGTATTAGAAGCTATACAGCAAAAATATTCTAAAGCGTTTATAGAAGATGGTTACTGTAAAGAATGGGACATTTATATACCAGAATTAAGTTTTGGTATTGAAGTAAAATCTGACAAAAAAAGTATTGATACAGGTAATATTGTGATAGAGATTGAGTTTAACGGTAAACCTTCTGCATTGTCTACAACAAAATCTAAATACTGGGTTATCTACGATGGCTATGATTATAAATGGTTTTTAGTAGACGACATAAAAAAATGTATAGAAGAAAATAATTTAAGATTCGCTACATTTATTGGTAAAGGAGATATACATAGCAAGAAAGCATATCTTATAAAAAAAGAAACATTATATAAATATGAAACTAGGAGATAAATTAGAAACAATAATAAATATCATAACCTTTGGTAAAGGTAAAGCAATAGCAACTTGGATAGCTAATAAACTTGGCTATGAAGATTGCGGATGTGAGAAACGTAAAAACTATTTAAATGGAATCACAAGAGATGGAACAAAAACTAAATAAAGAAGAATACGAAAAGTGGACTGAATTTAGATCAGTACAAAACAACAAGATAACCAATAAAGAACAAGAACTTATAGCTACGATACACGCTAAATACTTTGCTCATAAATTTTATTTACCTTGCGGTTGCAGTCCTAAAGAATGGAACAAATGGATAAAACAAATTAACGAACTGTACGAGCTTGGATATAGAAAGAATACATAAGTTTGAACAAACTGTAGTTACATTTATGAATGAGTTTCAAGGATGGCAACTTGAATGGTCAGGAGGTGGATACGATCACTATGACGCTAAAGGTAAAACACCTAAAGGACATCAATGCGTAATGGAGATGAAATTCAGAAACAAATATTATTCTGACAAACTATTAGAGAAATTCAAATACGATGCTTTGATGAGTATGGATAGTGAAATAGTAAAGCTATATTTAGTATCTGACCCTAAAGCAACTTATTTGTTCTGGTTAAATTATTTAGAGATGCCTAAAGTAAAAGAACTTTACTGTCCTGACACGACACTATGGACTAAAAAGAAAGTATTAAAGAAAGTATATTTATTGACAGAAAATATGGCAAGTATTGTAGTTCCAGAATAATTTGTATATTTATTAAAAATTGTTAATTATGAAACAAAGACAGTACCGAAGTAATCAAGGAAGAAGTCCTGAAAAAGTAGAAGAAATATATAATGTAATAAAGATAGCCTTTATAGTATTTGCTATTAGTATTATATCTTGTATAATCATAGCTTAATGGATTTAATACAAAAACAAATCTTTGAAAGTAATTTCAATATGATTGGATACTTTCTTAAGGACGCTTACGAAAATTCAAAAGGCGATAAGAAAAAACAAATAGGAGAGCTTATAGGTTGCGTTAATAAAATGTATATGTATGCCAATATGCTTGAAACAGAAAACTATATACTCAAAGCTCGTGAAGATGAAGTAAACAATGAGAAGATCAAATGGGCGGAACGAGCAAGAGTAGCAGAACAAGTAATATTTAAAAATGATAAAACTATTAGACCAAAAAGATTATAAGAAACAAGATGTACTAAAACAAATGTATGATGATAGTTACTATTATGGTACACTAGGCAAACTTGCATTAAGTAGTAGTTCATTAAAACTCTTGTTAGACAGTCCTAAAAAGTATGCTTATGTAAGTCAGTATGGAAGTCCTGAAACGCAACCATTAAGAGACGGTAGGTTAATACATATGGCTATACTAGAACCAGACAAATTTCAAGAACAGATATATGTAGATGTAGCAAGTAAGAATACTAAAACGTATAAAGAAGCATTATCAAAGTATGGCGAAGTATATACAAGAGTAGAAAGACAAAATGCAGAAAAGATAGCAGATGCAATATTCAGGAACGAACAAGCATTGAAACTAATAACTGACTGCGAGTTTGAAGTACCTGCAATAGGCGACATATACGGTTACCCATTTAGAGGTAAAGCAGATGTATTAAGTAAGAAAGGTATAGTTGATCTTAAAACAACTTCAGGAGGTATAAAGAACTTTTATCATAGCGCAAAGAAATATTTATATAGTGTACAATGCTATTTATATTGTCAGCTCTTTGATGTAAACTATACAGAATTTAGATTTTTAGTAATAGACAAAGGTAGTTTAGATATAGGCATCTTTGAATGTAGTGAGGAGTTTTACAAAGATGGAGAAGAACTAACTAAAAAAGCAATAGACATATACGAAACATTTTTTGTCAATGGTGCAGACCTAGACGATTACATTATAACAGGAATATTATGAATAAAGCAAAGAAAATAGCAAAACAAGTAAACAAACTTGCAAAACTAGATGTATTTAAGAATACACGAAAAAGAGAATACATAGAAGCAAGATCATTATTATCAATGGTACTATACAAATATGAGAAGATGAACTTACACGAAATTAAAAAATTCTACATAGAAAACGGTAAATCTTCAGACCATACTACAGTTCTACATAGTATAAAGAACTGGGATATGTATAGACACTATAATAATACACTTATTGACTGGCTTACTTGTATAACTACAGATATGGGCAAAGCAAACAATGAAGCGAAACGAGAACTTATAAAACTTAAAGTTAACTACATATCAAATGAAGATGTAGATGAAATAGCTACTATAGTTGATTTGATGGCTAAAAAAGAATTAAGTGAAGTATAGACCTTTACCGAAACAAGTAACAATAAAAAAATCTAATATAGACGGACTAGGTTTATTTGCTATATCACATATAGACAAAGATACGATACTAGGCATAACGCATATATCTAATAGTAAATTTGACAATGGTTTTATAAGAACTCCACTAGGCGGATTTATAAATCATAGCAAAACACCAAATGCTAAACTTATAAGCTGCGCAGAAAGTAGAGAAATAGAATGTGGAACGCTTATGCTACAAACAATTAAAGATATTGCAATAGGAGAAGAAATATTAGTAACATATAGAATGTATAGCGTTTAGTCAAAAATTTAATTTATTTTTCGATATATAGATATGGCATACGATATAAAAGAACTTGAAAAACAATCTATTGAAGCAATAAAGAAACATAATATAATGTTTATAGAACATTTAGTAGCATATTTACCTTGTGGCAAAACTACTTTTTATGAACTAAAACTGAACGAATCGAACGCTATAAAAAAGGGAATAGAAGAAAACAGAACAAGTAAAAAAGTACAGCTACTAAATAACTGGATAAATCAAGATGCTTCTCCTGTTTTACAAATAGCAGCGATGAAAATGATTAGTAGCGATGAAGAAGCTCATAGATTAAATGGTACAAAGCAAGAGATTAAGCACGATAACAAAAAGAAATCTTTTGAAGTTAAAATAGTCAATGCAGATAAAAACTAATATAGTTTACAAGCATCTATTACAATCAGACAAGAAAATAATAATAGAGCAGGGCGGTACTAGAAGCGGTAAAACATATAACATTCTATTATGGATAATCTTTAACTACTGTGCAAACAACTCCAATAAGATAATAACAATCTGTAGAAAATCATACCCTGCATTAAGAGCTACAGTAATGAGGGACTTTCTGGACATATTACAAGCTGTAGATATGTATAGTGAAGCAAATCATAATAAGACAAATTCTGAATATAGATTAGACAGTAATTTAATAGAGTTTGTAAGTTTAGATCAACCGCAAAAGTTAAGAGGTCGAAAAAGACACTTATGTTTTTTTAATGAGATAAATGAAATATCAAAAGAAGAATGGAATCAAATATTATTTAGAACAGAAGAAAAAGTAATAGGGGATTTTAATCCTTCAGACAGCTTTCATTTTATTTACGATGACATAATACCTAGAGATGACTGCGATTTCTTTCAAACATCTTATTTAGATAATCCTTTTTTAGAAGAAAGTATTAAAACAGAAATAG